GGACTTTTGGTATACACTAATTGATTGGTGTCTCCCATCGCTAGTTTTACTTTTAATTTCTTTAATCCTTTTACTTCTTTTCCTTGCGTCTTTAACTTCCATAATTTTCCTTACTTAAATAAATCTTTACCATAAATTACTAATAGTCCACTTATAAAGACTAACCAAAACCCCAACCAAAACGCAGATAACTCCTGCAATTAAAACCTCCAATTCACTCCTGTACTAACATTATATTCTTCTCGACCATAGTAATTTAATTTTGAGCCTTCCATAAAAATACCAATATGTTCTCCTAGTTTAGCTCCTAAAAGCATACCTACATCATATTGTTCTTCTTCTCCTTTATACGACTTATCTGTTAATCCTTTAGATGCTTGATAAGAATTAAGCCATATATGTGAGTAAAATTTATCATTTCCTAAGTAAAAATCCAAACCGATAGCTATACTTGCTTCTGCTTGCCATTCTTGACTTTTATTATCTTCATTGTATTGCCTGATTATATTGGGCATATAATATTCATAAAACTCTGAATCAGAATATGCAACTGCAACGGAGTCAGAGTTCTCCCAATAGTAACTAGCTTCTTCATAGTACATCTCCCAATAACCTTCTTCAGTAACAGGGTCAGTCTCGATAAAAATATAATAGCTATCAATTTCTTCATTTCCATTTAAATCGTGCAAAGGCACTAAGTAATCTGTATATCCATATTCATATGCAAGATACCACCAAGGGTCTTCATAGTCTTCGATAGCAGGGTGGCCATATACAGGATGACCCATTACATTGCCACCAATAGAAAATATAACAGGGCCAAGTCCAAGTTTATATCTTAGGTCTATAGAAGTAAATTGCAAATCTCTACTTTCTTTTTCTAAATATTTAAATTTTGTTATAAGGTTCTTATTACTCCATTTAAGCCAATATTCTTGGTCTATGAACTCATGACCCCTATTTTTAACAGAACTAACCGAAATAAGGTATTCTAGGCCATCTACAGCACCAAATAGTGCATTATCACTTAGTGCTGATTCATCTCCTTTATAAAACTTCTTTGAAGATTGATATGGAAATAATGCAATTTTTCTTAAACCAATAGTATATTTATAATCATCTTCAAGTTCTATATTTCCTTTTACATAAGGTGTACCCATTGTGCCAGACACATATATAGTCGAGTTATCAAATATCCCGCTAAAAAGTAAGCTAACATACGCAACCATATAACATATAATTCTTTCATAACGCATTACTAAAATCTACTTCCTTTCGAGTTTCTATTTTCTAATTTACTAAGTCTTTCTTCAAATGCATTTAATTTATTATTCAATGCGTCAAGTTTATCTTTGCAATCATCAATACCTGATAAATCAACTTCAGGTATATCTACTTTTTTATTTCTAAGTTTTTCAAGTTCTTCTTTAATGTAAGTTAAATCAGCTGCTAAAGGAGATAATGTAGTAGATAAAGTTTTAAGTTCTTTAAATGTCTCATCATATTCATCAAGTTTATAAGATATGATTTTTAAATCGCCCATAGACTTTATATTATCTATTTCTTTTACAACATAGTCATGCTCTAGTCTATTAGGACTATTGTTAGATTTAAGTTCATTTAATTGACCTGTAATACTAAAATAAACACCACAAGCAGAAACTAATATAGCTCCCATTGTTGCTATAAATTTTAAATCAAATGTAAATTGACTTCCTTCTCCTATCTCTGTAGCCATTGGCTTCTCCTTTTCTTTCCTTTCAGCTTTTATTTCTTGTTGCTGAGTATTTAAAACTTCCGCTACTTCATCAATACTTACATGACCTTCTTCAATAAGTATTTTACCTAATGGTACTGACCTATTATATGTAATAGCTTCTTCAGCTTGTTTGCTTAAAGCTGCTTGGAGTTGTTTCTTATTAATAACTCCTTTAATTAATAATAAGTCCCCTATCTTCATATTATGTAGATGCTGCTATAACTTCTAATTTTACTGCATTAGCACTTGGGTCAATTAAAATACTTTCTAAATCATGCAAAGTTGTTTGAACGCTCGCATCAGCATCATAAGCTGCTACTGAATCATGAGGAGTTCCCATAACAAAACTTTCTCCTGCTGCAAGTAATATTGTTGCTGTTTCGTTAGCAGCACTAGCTCCGCTACCACTTTCAGTTACATCAATCTGAAGATTTAGATTTACTGAGTTAGTACTATCTAAGTTAGTAACTCTTATATATTTAACATTTTGAACATCCATTGAAGAATCAGTTACATCAACTGATACTCCTGTCCTTAATATTGTAGTATCTACGTTTGCTGGGCATGTAACAATTCTTTTGTAAATATTATTAATGCCAGTGACTGAAAAAGTATTTGTTCCACCAAATTCTTGTCCATTTAATGTTATTGATTCTGTATGCGTTACATTTAATGTCGCCATTTATTTCTCCTATTTGTTGCCATCAATGAGTTTTCCCCATAATGACGTTTTCCCATCAATTATTTCTACTACTTCTACTTTAAAATTTCCACCTTGAAACCAATCAACTATTGCAAATCCATGATTCCAATTATGAAGATTGCCTCTTAGCCATTCGTTAGCTTCTGAGGACATATCTTTTAAGCAACCCATACTCCAAGCACTTATTGTTCCACCCCACTTAGTATCTGTAAATCTTTGAAAATCGTGAGTATGTCCATATATAACGCTTTGTCCACCTTTTTCTAAATGCTTCTTAGCATGGTGTATTGGAGTATATTTACCATGTATGAAGTTAAGTTTGCCTATTTTAAGAGGTTTATTAGAAATATATTTTAAATACTTATATCCTCTTTCTTTAATCCTTAATGCATTTTCCGTTTTATATTGCGGAAGATAAGGATGTCTTGTTACAAAGTTGTCTAACCATAATTCATGATTACCTTGTATAAAATGTCTTTTTTTGCATTTTGCTTTGTCTAATGATGCATCTATTAAATCCATGCCTTCATTAACAAGAGCAACTTCTTTATCAAGCATTGGCATTAAAATTTCTAATGGTGGTTTTTCTTTATCTTTCCAATAATGCTTACTAAATAATTCCCACTCACCTGTATCTCCTAAATCAATATAAGTATCAGGTTTTACCATTTCTATTGCTTGACATACTACACTTATCGCTTTTTCATCGTGCAAAGGAAAGTGTTTATCAGGAGTAACAATAGCTCTCCTAATAATACCTTTGTCTAATCTCGCCATCTTAACCTCTATTTATTTCAAAAAACTATTTACTACTTTTTTCTTCAAGAACTTTTTTTAAAGCTTCTATAGAACCTATAGCTTTAATATATATTTCTTTTGCTTGTTCTCTTTGACTTTCGTAAATCTTTATTTCTTCTTCTAACTTTTTTATTAAGTCACTCATTGTATTCCCCTTACATTCGAGGTACGCTTAAAGCCCTTACCCCACTTTTTCTTAATGGATATTGTTTAACCATTTTATCGTACATTGCTTTGAAGTACTGAGCTTTTTGTATATCTCCAGCATCTTCAAACATTCTTGCTTTCATATAACAAACTACAGCAGGATGTAATCCTGAGTCTAAGCCTGCTTCAGTTTTTAAATCTTCTGTTTGTGCGTCAATTGTTCCATATTTAGCTGTATATGTAATTCTTAAACCATTGTCTACAAATAGTGATGTAAATGTTACTCCACTTGAAGCTCCTTCATTAGATGTACTATTAGTAGCAGCAATTCTAAATGTATTGGCATCTCCCACAACTGTAATTGCATGATTTCCATCATATGTAGTTGTTCCAGATATTACGACTCTATCATTTACAGCTAACCCATGAGATGCTGATGTGAAATCCACAAAAGCACCTGCTGAAGTAGATGAAGCTGTAAGATTACCACTTAAATTTCCATTTCCTTGAAATGAATCATATTTTTCTTTTGTTTTTTCATTATTTGTGGAAGTTGTATCTTGACATAAAATTGCAATTCTATCTTCGTCATTATACCATGCAAAGTAATCATTTGGATATGTTCTTTTATTTGTTGCCATATTTCTCCTAAGTTAGCGAATCATCGCTTCCACTTGATGAAGCCCAAGTTGTAGTATTATCATCAGTATCTTCTCTTAATAATTTATGAGAGTCTGCTAATTTTGGAATCATTACATATCTATCATTAGTATCTAATACTTCTACTCTTTGTATACCTATTACATCATCGTCTAATTTATACCATCTTTGATGTTTCTTCAAATCTGTTACTTTTGAACTTGTATAATTTCTTTTATGAGATGCTATGTCATCTAATGCATCATTCATTATTTGAAACATATATTGTTCAGGTTGTCTTCCGAATAATTTTTCTATTTGTTCTATAATATTTTTAGCTGTCATCATCGTCTTTCTTTTTAGGTGTATATAATTTACCTGTTTGCAACGCAAGAACACCTTGTTGATATTCATTTCTTAAATTTGCAATCATTGGAGTGTAAAGCGAAACATCTTCTTCAAAATTAAGTTTATATTCTAAAGCAGTAATAGCTGCTCTTAATACTACTAAATACTCAGCTTCGTCAGGGAAATTAACAATATCTGTAGACGAAAAAGTAACTGAAGGAAAAACAATATGATATACTTTCGCAGGTTGCAACGATGTAGGCGTAGGATATACATGTAATTTTGGGTCTCCTCCAGAATCACTTTCTATCCAATATACGGGGTCAGTTGCAGTAGCATGATGCATACTTGATGAATCACTTACTAACCCTGCATAAATTGGACTAATTTCTCTACATGGCATAAAATAACCTGAATCCGCATTTTCACGAGTAACATTAAAAACCGCCCCGCTTGAATCTAAATCCATAACTGTGTCTGTATTCCCTATGTATAGATTTGTAATAGTAGAGCATTCCATTTTTAATTTAACAGGAAGTATATTTATGACTTCTTTTGCTGCATCGGTTAGCCATTGAGTAGCCAAATCTCGATAAGTTTCTGCTCCTTCTTCACTTACGTCTGTTGAGTCTCCGTCAAAACCTGTTAAAGTATGTATTTGTGCTCCAAAATCCCAAGCCATTATCTATTATTCCTATCTGCAATATCTTTGTCCATTGTTGTTTGACTAAATTCAACTTGCGTTTGCCCACTCCAAGTTGTTCTCATATTAATATAATCAGAAATTTTACTATTTGTGCCAAATACTTTACCACAATTACATTGTTTTGCCTCACCACTTGGAACTTCAGTTCTTACTCCACATTGACAATAATAAATTCTCATTATTTTTTTCCACTTATTTTAGACTTTTTAACTTTTGACCCATATTCTTTTCTATTAGGGTCATAAACGTTAATTTGGTTTTTATTTTTTGTACCTCTTTTTAACCTATTTTCTTTAGCTAATTTCATCAATCTTTTTCTTTTTTTCTTTGCTTGTTTTTTAATAGCTCTTCTAGTTTTAAAAGGTTTTCCTTCAGTTCCATAAGCTTTTTGAACATCTTCATCTCTAGCATCTTTTAGTGATACTTTTACTTTAGTTAGTTTTTTTACATCTCTTTTAGTTACTTTTCCACCTTTTTCATATTTTGCTTTTTTTAACATAATATTTTCAATTTCTTCTTTTGCACTAGCATCCCCTTTAAACATTCTTTCTTTCATTGAAACTCTATCTACTGAACCACCATCTTCATACATTGAAACATTATATCCAGTTTTTCCTCCACCTGGATATGTTTGAACATTTCTTTGAGAAGCATCGGTAGATGAATATTTAGATTGAAAATCGCTTCCTCCAATTTCTCCTAGTTTAGATTCAATAGGTTTTCCTGTTTTTTTTGATTCTATTGCAGCAGCAGTCATTTGCATGGGGCTATAACCAAATTCTTTATTTCCTACTTTTGGCATTATTTTCTCCTTTTTCTAGCGTCATTGCTTGGCGGTAATTTACCATGTTGATTTATATATTCCAAATATGGTTCAGTTGACGCATTTACTGAATTTTTTTTAATTACATATTCTCCACCTTCAACTTCAATTGGTATTCCACCTTTATCATGTGAAGGGCCATTCATCATTCCTCCTTGTTGTGCTTTTTTAGAATGTCCCCAACCTTTCTTCTTTAGAGCTAAATGCTCTTCATAAGTGTTAGCTTTTTTAGATTTACCATCTCCATACATCATATGAGGCTTATATTCTTTTTTAGCTTTACCACCTTCTTTCATAATATCTAATGTTTTAGGATAACCTTTATCTCCAGGTTTTGCAGGAGATTCACCCCTTTTACGTTTAGCATGTATATTAGCCCATAATCCTTTTTTAGGTGTTTTACCACCTTTTTTATATTTGTTTCTTTTAGAGCCTTTCATTCTACTCTTCTCCTTTTTACCTTTATTAGTACTTGAATCTACAAATCCCGATATTTTACCATCTTTGTGAGATGCATCTTTTCCATCTCCATTTCCATAAGTTCCGTTATCACGATTGTATTTATTTAATTTAGCACGATAAGAAGATTTATGTTTTTGAAACTTTTTATATTCGTCTTTATAATCTCTTCCCATATTACATTCTTGTTGCTACAACTTTTTTCATACTTGTAGAACATCTAACTGTTTTAAAATCTCCATAAATAGTTGCATTTGGTTGAAGTTTTCCTGTATAATCATCTCCAATATTACTTGTTAATACTACTGTAACTTCACCATCATTAGGATTAAAAACAGAACAAAATCTTCCTGTAGTTGTTCCTGCAAGTTGGGAAATCATATCAAACCCTTTTTGACCTAATTTGAGATGTTCAGCTTCTTTTTTAGTCCAATTGTTTAAGCCTTTATATAAACTCATACTTAACCTCTATAAGCTATTAAAGATTTTGAAGATTCTTCACATTCTACTGTAGTAAAATTTCCATATAAAATACCATTTGAACATAAATCTAAAGCTGTTAAATTATCTCCTATTGCAGATGTTACATCTACTGATATATGTGCATCATTTGGATTATATACTGCAATCCAATTTCCTGTTACAGCACCATCTGATTCTGCAATAACATCAAATCCGTTTTGTCCTAGTTGTAAATTTGTAGCTTCAGCTACTGTGTATTTGTGTAAACCTGTAGTTGCCATTTTCACCTCCTACCCTAAGCATTGGCTATGCGTGAATGGGTTTGTTTAAATTTAAATTGTCTTAGTAGATTCGGGAGCTACCCTTTATACGATAACTCCCATAGTTCTACAAAACTATTAAACCTTATTAATTCGGTTTAGCTAAATGGTGTAGCAACAGTTCCTTCAGAATATAAAACTGCTTCTACTTGCCACATTTTATTGCTTAATCCTACAAGCTCAACTGTTCCAGAAATACCAGTTGTTCCACCATTTAATGTCATAACATCATCGTCTGTTTCATCAGGTGCAAAAACTTTGCATTGAGCCGCTGTACCATCAGCATCTAACATAAGAGCATATCCACTAAGTAAAGTAGTTGTTGCATCAGCTGTAATAGTATGATTATTACTTGTAACACATCCAAAAACTATCTTAATTCTATCTCCAACATTTGGTGCTGGTAAAGTAACAGCACAACCATCTGCGTCAGTAACGAGATAACAAAATCCGTCAGCTGCCGCAAAGGCTGCAGTTTTAGCTGAAAACTTCCATTTATCTATTTGTTGTCCATAGCTATTGCTACTTGAATTTAATACATCACTTCTCATAATTAAGCTCCTTCTATGTTAAACAACGCATGTGTTTCAGGAAGAGTTATTTCAAGACCTGCTTCTGTAAGAATCATATCTTTTCTTAAATCTTCGTCTGCTTGTTGCACATTTGTTGTAATTGAAGTATCACGATTTATGCCATTTCCAACAAGAGGTCTGTAAGATACATGGTCTAAATCAACTAAAGCCATAAATGTAGAAGCTAAACCTCTAAATAAAGGTTCTTTTACAAGTGTTATGTCTCCATGAACAGTATCTACTTTCATCACCTTATGACCAAAAGTTCCTTTGCCTGAATCAAAGTTATAAGCAAAAGGATGTGAGCTATGACCTAATGAAGCGTCAATAAAAGCACCATCACCTAATTTGTTAAACAATGAAATTACAGGTAAAGAACATAAAGCCAATTTAGATGAAGAACCGCCTCTAGCAGGGTCAAAAACAACTTCTAAGTCAGATAAGAAATTATCATATGTCATTGAGCCTGACTCTATTGATTTATGATAAGCTTTTCCTTCTGAGTATGAAAGTTGTGTTGTGTCTGCTGTTGGAGCTGAACCTTCAGCAATAATATGACCAACGATACCCTCAGAGTAGTTAACACCACCCACTTGAGCTCTTTGACCAAACAACATTGCTCTTTCAATGTCAATTTTATGTTCTCTTAATTTAAGATTCCATATTCTTTGCCATTCATCAGCATATCCTCTGTATACAGTTGCACGAGCAGTATTACTCATTTCACAAGCTGTTTTAAAGATTTGAGTAAATCCATAATCATGGTCTAGTTCTTGAGAAAACACATCTGGAGCACCTGAGCCCTCAGCATATGATGTTCCAATAACTTGGCAATTAACAGCTGTACTTGAACCATCAATTGAAACTGCGACACTAGATTCTCTTAGCCATCTAATTTCAATTTCAGTAGCTGAATTAACTGCTGTGATAACACATGTTGCAGAATTACTTCCTGCTCCTGCACCTGAATGAGCTGCAGAAACCATTACTACCATGCCTTTAATTAACCATGGAGAAGATGATACAGTCATTGTATCAGTTGTATCTTCTGCAATAGCTCCTAAATTGCTTGATGTTGTAAATGTTCTATCTGTCATTGCAATTTTTGTTCTATCTTCTAAAAATCTGAATTGCGAATCAGATGTCGGAACTTTTCCTACTTTTGACAAGTATACGAAAAATGGCGACTCCTCGGGTGATAAATCAGCAACTCTATCACTAAAGTCATATAACCTTCTTGACCCTTGTGTTAAGCTTAAAGCTGTCTGTGACCCAGGAGTTGCGACTTTTACTTGTCCTGAATTATAATTTGCCATTATAATATCTCCTTTAAGTTATGTTTACAATACGTTTGTCCGACCTCCAGCTGCTAAAATACCTTTCCACATTTCATCTTTTTCATTAGTTTTAATCGGTTGCTCACCATTCAAAATACCTGCTTGCTGAGGAACTGATTGATTCTGACGAATTGAATCCATTGGGTTTTGATTATTTTGTTCGCCTTCAGTAGGTTGTTGAGTTACAGATTGCCACATATTAATTGCACCATCAATACCATATTCGGAAGGATTTTTTTGTGCAAACTCATAAAACGATTTTATTTGCTCTTCATTTAATCCTCTTTTTTCAAGTTCGCCTTTAAGTTGATTCATACCAACTTGTTTTTGAACTTGACCTACTTGGCTTTCAACGGCTTGATTAATAGAGTCTTGCAACTCTTGTTGTCGATATTTATACGACTTAGATTGCGGGTCATTATAGGCTTCCCATGGGTCAAACTCATCTTTCTCTAAATTAATTCTTTGCTCAGTAGGTGTTGGTTGGCCTTGAACCATTCCAGATATAGTTTCTACAATATCAGGTCTTGACTCCAACATTTGTCCTAATTGCTCATATTTTTTTAGATTTTGATTTTCAGCATAAAGTTTGTCTTTTTCTGATTGAAAATACTTAGCTTGAGATTGCCAATCATCTCCAGATTCTTCTGCTTGTTTTCCTTCATCTTGCCCTACATTATCATTGACTTCACCTTGATAATCAAGATTTTCATTTTCTAATGCGTTGTCCATTTACTCTCCTTTGTTTTGCAATTTCTCTTGTTTAGAATTAGCTTGTTCTCTAAGCCTCATTTTTTCTGTTTCGAGTTTAACTGCGTTTTCAAGTTTTCCAACTGCTATACTATTAGCAGATTTGGATTTTGATTCCTGTGATTTAATTTCAGTTTTGAATTTCTCAACTTCAGTACGTTTTCTAGCTGAGAGTGACTCTCTATGAGCTGTTTGTAAATCACCTTGTAAATTTTTAACAGCTTCTTGTGCTTGCTGTAATTGTCCTTGTAATTGTTGTACAATGTCCATTCTTTGTAGAACACCTTCTTTGTCAAATATATCAGTTTTCATTAAAGCTTCAGTTCTATCAATTAATCCAGCTTGATAAGCTTCCATATATATAGACCATTCACCCCATCTATTTGATGGCATTGTTGAGTTACCTATAATATTGATATCATATTGACCTACGGATAAATCATTCATCATCTCTCCAATTGCTTGGGATTTATCATTATAATGATTAACCATGTATTCACTCATATCATTATTTGGTTGTACAATTCTAAAAACTTTTTTATATGTATAATGTTCTTTTGAAAGATTATATATAACTTGACCTAATCTTCTTAAAGAACCTTCAATATCTCTTAATTTTGATTTACTTCTTCTTTGCCCAAAATCTTCCATCATCATAGTTGCAGATGAAGTCTTTGGGGCTACTTCGCTATTTCCTTGCATCATTTCAAATATACCCATATTTAAATCAATATATTTTTCTATTAATTGAGGTAATTGCATAACAGAATTAGATAAAGGTTGTGGTGAAGGAAAATGAGGTTCACCAAAAGATGGGTCGTATTCAATTGTTGCATTTGGATTTGCCCAATCTCTTTCTAATTCTTCTATATCATCAACACTTCCTTGCGGTATTAGTAATTTTAAACCTGAAGATGCTTGAGCATGAGATGTAATTAATGACATTGTTTTATTTAAAAATCTTTGATAGTCTTTGTTTTTTCTAACATCACTCATTGGATATGGTGTGTTAGTCCATATATTAGGAACAGGAACAATAGGATATTTGTCCGTATTTAAAATTCTTTCATATAATACAGTACTTCCTAATATGCATGTTAATTTAATTCTTGTTTGTTGAACTTCTACAATATCAATCATGCCTTGTTGCATAGCATTCATAATATCAGGATTTTCTAAAAATTGCTCCATATTTGAAGAATCTAAAATTCTTTCTTCTTGAGTTTCATTATTTAATATTCTATAATACGGAACTTTTACTTTGTGAAAATATTCTATTAATTGATATTTTTCAGAACCTTCGCCCTTATCAGCGTCTTTTATGTAGTCAGGAGTAAAACTTCCCATAGTTCTATTATTTAAAGGAGAAGGATATGTTTCATCTTCGTGATATCCGTCAATTAAATCAATTAACATCTTACCATCTTCCTGCTCTTCTGATAATTGAGGATATAAATCCATTAATTGAAACTTGGTAAATATAGTTGACAACATCATTCCTGTAGCATCATCAAAATACCTACTTCTAGCATTAGGGTCTACACATACTCTAAACGGGTCAACATAAGTAAATTTAATTTCACCTCTACCATAATCAGCTTCAACATCAGTATATGCATAAAAATAACCAAGACCCGTAACGGCATAATCATGGACGACTTGCTTAAAAGTTTCATTGCCATCAGATATATTCCATATATATTCTAATATAGTTTTCCAAACATTTGCTAAATCGCTATCTGAATCTTCTCTTGGCATAGCGGAAAACTTAGGAGGTTTTGATGTAATAATAGCTTTAAATTGTTCAATAGCTCCATACAACCTATCTAAAGGTATATTTGATTGATTCCTTGATTGAAGTTCATCTTGCTCTTGTTCAGAAAAATGATTCCCTAAATAAAAATCAATATCTTCACGAGCATGGTCTGCCCATTCTCTACGAGCATCATCCCATCTTTTCCATAATTCTTTTATTTCAGTTGCTTTTTTATCTTGCTCTATCATAACTTGTAATATAAAACCTTTTTATTAATTTATCAATACCTTGAACCCGTCATCCAATTATATCGTTTTTTGGGTTTTTTCCATTCATTTTCTCCACTTTGAACTCTTTTAACAGTTCCAACTTTTTTATTTCCTTTAGCAAATTGAGTCGCTAACCAAAATGCATCTATAGTATCATCATGTGTGCCTTTAGGAAAATCAAGTAATTCTCCTATAAATTCATGCATATCTTTCTTTAAATGTACAGCACCCGCTTTAAACATAGGTTGAAGTCCTTCAAACAATCTATCTTTCTTTTTTTGGTTACCATAGTTTTTAATACCTTTTTCAATACCAGGTAAGAATTTTCCTTCTTTTTTACTTTTCTTATGTATGTAATCTCTAAGCATTTCTTGATATGATATCGTTTCAATGTTTATTCTTTTGATTGGGTTGTATCGTTCTGCGATTTTAAATATTTCTTCTGCGCAGTCCATTGGTAATACTCTTTGTCTCCAATACTCAATAATATAATAATCATACTCAGCGGTAACACCGATAACCATAATAACACTATAATCGTTCCTAACAGAAAGCGTTGAAGCAGGGTCAACCCCGATGTAAATATTGACATATTCAGTTCTCCCATCATCTAATGTTATATACCAAGAATTATACTCTTTATCAAATTTAAGTTTACCTTTATACAAATTATCGGTTATATCAGCTTCTCCAAAAATTTGGTCTTCAGGAGATTTAGCTTGATTCATGTATTCTTGGTAAAATTTAGCAGGAGTACCCGAATCTATATAAAATTGCTTTCTTTCGTCTAATTTTTTAAGAGGCCAACGTGAAGGCCATAAAGGAGTACCATCATCAAGAATAGCTTTATAAGTTGTTATATCCCATGAATACTCTTCTCCGTTTTTCATAGCAGCTTGGTAATTCTTTACTAATCCATTTAAAAATGCATCATAATGAACAATTGTACCATTGCACCATAAAAATCCACCTTTATCAAAATCGATAGCAGGATAGACAGCAGCAGTCACCCAATTCTTAATATGAAGCCTTGCTTCGGGAGTTTTAGTATTTAGCTCTGATTCAAAGTCATCCAGTATAATCCCAGTATATCTTGTGGATAATTGTTTTTTACCCCTTAATCTTTGAGCAGTACCTTTAGCAATCATCCTACAATTATTTTGCAATGTAATTTCGGTTTTTGTCCACTTATCACCTTGCATATCACCGAAATAATAATGTATTGCAGGATTCGAGTAAATGTGGTTAGCTATCCAATTAAGGTTATCCGTTGCTTGGTCTTGAGCCTCGCCAACCCAAGCGATGAATTCTGGGCTTTCTTTTTTCGCAAATAGAAACCGATGCAACACAGCTGTCGCAGCTAAGGTTGATTTTGCGTGGTCACGAGGCAATACAAGAGCCAATTGTTGTTTTGTTCTATCTAAAAGCTTTTTTCCTACGATATTATGAAAATTTGGTGTTGCGGATGCTAAAAAATCTTGAGGAGAGAATAGTTTGCCAAATACAATAAGGTCTTCATAAGCCATTTGAAGAACTTTTTCATTTTTAGAAACATCTCCATTAAGGTTTAAATTAGCCATTTTTTAACAATTCCATTTTTTTAACGAAAGAGATAATCTATCTTTACCTGTGTTGTTACTAGCTTTTTGGCGTTTTCTCATACCTTTCATTCTAGCACAAAAAGATTTTCTTCTTTTAGCAGACTTACTACCTTTTTTAAGTTTAGATGGTTTTGTTGTTACAGCTGTTTGTAATTTAGAACCAGGATTTTCTCTCTTATAAGAGTCAACACCTTTTTGGTTTAATCCGCCTTCAGGGTTTTTACCTTCTTTTCTTTGCCATGCAGCAGTTTTACCACCTTCTTTAAACTTAGGAAGGCTTTTTCCTCTATCTCCTGCATTATTTACGGGTATCTCCGATGCCCATTGGTCTACTCAAGTTTTTTTCATTATTCCTCGTAATATTGTACGTCGTCGATGAATTTTTGTCTTTGTTTAGTATAATCGTCTGTTCCAAGTTTTGTACCTGCATGATGATATTGAGCCCAATAATCAGCTAATTCTTCATCTGTATCAACTCCCATAAAAGAAGCTTTGCCATAACCTTCGCCTTCTTTGTTAGGCATTTGCAATAAATTAGCTAAAAATAGCTCTTGTTGTTGAGATGGGTCTAATCCACTAACATCGTAGTTTGAATCATCTAATTCTAAAGCCCATAAAGGAGCTTCCATTTTTCTTTTATCATATTCTCTTAACAATCTATTAACAGCTGTATTTGCTCCTTGTTCTTCGCCGACTTCAAATTGAAATAATCCTCTTCCAGGCCCATAACCCGATTCGGTTTTATCAGATATTTGAATAGCCGAAGGATTGTTTTTACTTTCATGGAAAGCTATTTTATTCATATTTTCCATGATTTGACTTGAATCTATATTCCAATTATTAGAAGCAGTAAATAATAAAGAATCTAACATACTATTAGAATCGTTATTTACGTTAGGATTGAATGGTCTAGTTAAATAATCGAATATAGACATATTAGTTCCACTCCTGTAAGGTTGAACAATCCACAGCCACAAATGAATCATGAGATACAAGAAGGTTACCATAGAAACGAGGGTTTTGGGGATTATGATATTCATCTGCAGCTGTGTATATAATTTCTAATTTCATTAAAACTCAACGTCACTTAAATCGTCAAACAAACTTCTAATTCTGTTTTTAAAAAAATCTCCTTCTCTTCCAGTAAATTTATTAAGGTCTTCAAGAGTTTTTCCTGTTCCTCCCAATCTCGTATTTAAATCCACCAACTTTTTGCCTTTTAGTGGAAAGATTTTGGACGTATTACGTTTAGCCATTTTTTTTAAATTTGCCATATGAGCATCTTTACCTCTTGTGGGTTTTTCCCATATACGTCTTAATGCTTTTTTGCCAACACCTCCTATAGAACCCATCACCATTGTTTGAAGTAATTCTTGCATTTCTTCATTAGGCATCATTTCATTTGCTTTAGCTTGTGATTCTTTCCATTGTGTTGTTATACCATCAATAGCATCATGTGCTTTAGGTTTTAAATAATTAATAATTGATGATAATATATCTTTTTCTTCCATTATGCGTCTCCTGAGTCGTAATTTTCGCCATAAATATACATAATTTTATTGGAATTATCAAATTCAGACTTACAATGAGGACAAATCCATCCTATAACGTCGTGATTGCCCGTAATATCTACGATGCCAATTCTTTGAGTGTATTTTTCGCTATAATATAAATCCCCTTCACATACAGGGCATAAATCTTCTTCATTCGTCTTCTTTTTCGCCATGTGCGACAAGTTTTGCTTTTTGGCCACTTTGTAATGCCTCCATTTGTTCATCAGTAAAGCCTGTCCAAACAGTTAATTGCTCCTGTTTTTTCTCCGTATTAAACATTCCAGCAATAGTTGCTAAGTCTTTAACGGCTTTTAACCTATCGCAATCTCTATCGGACACATCAGCTATATCTTTGTATTTGCCGATAATCCATTCAGGCGTTACACCTTCTTCTTGTAGTATTTTTTTAATTTCTTCCTTAACCATTGTACGTATTTCCTCTTTTTGTAATAAAGAATTTGATTTCTTCTTAATATATTTTTCATCTTTAGCCTTTGGGTAAGCTTTTTTAAATGCTTTTATCTGATTCTCTCCCGCAGCAACATATCTAGCAAATAAAAACTCACGATTGTTAAGTTTTCTTTCTTTAGCTCTTTCATAGATTGCATCATAATTACCCGAAAATGCATAGATGTTCTCGGCAATGCCATTATTCCCTAACATTTGATGTGTCTTTTGCTCAACTATAAACGAACCACATACAGTCCTGACAAGAGTCCTAGGCTTTTTGTAGTTAGGATGCGATAACTTTGAACGTCTAAGTACTTGACAAACAAATAAGTCATCCGTTAGCGTCCATTCCCCCTCCAAAGCATTACGCCAATTATTTACAGACGATATATTAGGACAAAATACACTAAATTCCTCTAATGATTCATATAAATAGTGCTTTTTACCCTTGATTTCTTTGAATTCCATAAAATAATATAATAAAAACTATCCTAAAATAAAAATACTTGCATAATTCATTTATTTGATTATATTAATACAGTATTAAGTACTATATAGTTAAGTACATAGTATTAAGAAAAAGAAATTATATATAAAGAAAAAGAAAGTTTGTTACAAAGTTTAAAAAATAGGGTCAGAATGGGTGTGAGTGTTTTATTGTAGATGACCCCCCCCCTTGCGACCCTCGGGGGCGACGCTTTTACGTTGAAAATTATAATTGAATTGTAAATTAACGGCTAAACCTAGACAAGGACAACCACAAACACAAACGCCCCGAATAAATCGAGGCGTCTATTGTACACAACAACAATGCCGAGTTAATCACAAGCCTCAA